ATCTACAGGACACTGGGGTTTATCCCGATCCAAAAGATATTAAAGTTGGGGATTTAGTTAAAACAACCCAAGAATATAATTGCCTTTGTACTACATCAGGTAAAGTTATTGAAGATTTTGGTAATAAAGTCTTGATAATTGATGATGATGCTGAAACTGAGGATGATGTACTTGAGTTTCATAAATCTGATTTACAAATTAATGATGATTACGAACCAACAGATGAAGAAATGTTATCTTCATTTGGCACAAAATGGCATGACGGATTATGAACTTTAGAAAAGGACATAGTTTGTACAACTATAAACAAACAATTATCTCATCTAACCATATAAAAGATGAAGATGTATCTAAGCTATGGGAAATTTTAGGTCGTATAGCTGACGATCCAGATAATCCATTAAATATATCAGAAGATGCTGAAATTTTTATAGGGTATTACGAATGAAAAATTTATTTAATTCCCAGATTTGTGTTGACTGTGATCTACCCTGCCATATTGGTTCGGGTAGATTTGTTAACAGATACCCAGTTTACAATGATGATGTTGAAGGCTGGAGGTGCGGAGAATGTGCCGAAGCTGTAGATAAAATGATGGAGGAACTTCAAAATGACTAACGATCCATTTACAAAAGAAGAAAAACAGTTAATCAAAGATGTATTTATCTATATGGTAGATAGCATAAATGATGACTGTTTTACTGAAGAAGATAGAAAAAACTTTGATAGTGTTTATAGTAAGTTATCTTAGACTACTGCTAACTCCTTAAGGTTTTTGTGGTAACGATCCACTCTATCTAGAAAAATACTTTCTGATCCTCTCAATTCTAAATTGTTGAGGATTTTTATTTGGGGTTTTCCACTTCTACGAGCTACTACGACTGCTCCGTACTTTGGTTTTATGCCTGTGAGATGTTGGAGTCCTAGACTGTACGCTCCAAGTTGATGGCAAAATTGCTCAATCATGTCCTCTGAGCGAATTTCTTTGGCAGTTTTCCAGTCCACTATGAATGGGCCATCTCCATCAATATCCAGTAAAGCGTCTGCTGTGCCAGCAAATCCGTATCCTGGTTTGTACACGGAGAACTCAACTGCATGAATGGCGGTTACACGTTCCAGTATGAATGATCGTAGACCTCTTGCGTAGCCTGACGCACTCCAGCTAACACGCGGAGCGGATTCAACTGCTTTTTGTAAGCCCCATTGAGTGACTTTTTTCGGACAGCGTTCCAGTCCGTCCGATCCAGTCCTCCATAAACCTCTTTTGTTTGAGTTTTGTCTTGCAAATTTTGCTGCAAGTTTGAGAACAAACTCTGCGTGGCTGTGTGCGAGCTTGCCTCTTTCGCAAGCAATATCACGC